ATATCTATGATAATGAACAGACTGAAACATTTCAGTAGAATGGAGCCTTTGATAAATCCATTCGGACATAAAGGGAGCCATGGGAGCAATGGTTTTTACAATTGTATCCAATACATAGAACAATGTATAGGCCGCCTCCACGTCCTGTTCCTTCCAACGATAACGATTCATTCGGATATATGTATTGGTTAATATATCTACACAGCTTCTGGTATAGCCAACCAAGTTCCATAGTTGATAACTTGCAAGCCCTTCTTCCATCTTTCGTACAAAGGAATGGACATACTGCATAATCCAGCGGTCCATTGGAGAAGAAAAGCTGGGGGGAGCAGAGACCCCTTTTGTCGCATAAGTCTCCCAAAAGACCACCGCATTCAACAAAGGAATCAATATTTCTTTACAAATCGCAAAGACACCTTCCTCTTTGAATCGGAGGGTTTCTCCTTTCACTACTGGAGAATCCAATAGATACATGCGAAGTGCATCCGCTCCATAGGTCTCCATAATCTTCAACGGGTCTGGATAATTTTGTAAACGCTTTGACATCTTTTTACCATCCGATGCCAGAACTAAACCACTACATAGTACATTTTTATAAGGAGGTTCATCGTATAAAGCTGTATATAACACCAACATTGTATAAAACCATCCTCGGGTTTGGTCTAAGCCTTCTGCTACAAATTCAGCCGGTCCTTGGGATTGAACAATCGGAACGGCTCCTGATTCATACCAACAATCAAAGACTTCTGGAATTCTTCGCAAGTTGCCTTTTCCCTGACGAGAAGGAATACATAAATGATCTATGTGTTCACGATGCAGATCTAACACGGTTTCTCCGGTACATGCTTCCAATTCCTCTACAGAAGAAATCACAACCATTTCTTCTCCATCCTCGGACATCCAAATTGGAATAGGAGTTCCCCACAATCGGGTTCTACTAAGCGCCCAATCTTTTGCTTGTTCCAACCAGTTATGAAATCTTTGGATACCAATATGCTCAGGAACCCAATGAACCTTCTTATTTTGTTCAATACACACATCTTTAATCTTTTCCACGTGGAGAAACCAAGAAGGAACGGTGCGATAAATCAGCGGGGTGTCGGTTCTCCAACAATGGGGATAAGAATGTGTAACCATACTTTGTTTCCACAACAATCCTTTTTGTTTCAGAACCTGCAGAACATGTTTTACTGCATCTGTTACAGAAACTCCCGCAAACTCTCCCATTTCTTGTGTAAAACATCCTTGTAAGGTCAAAGGACATGGAAAAGAATCGGGTACAATTCCATGTTCTTTACATACACGATAATCGTCTTCTCCAAATGCTGGAGAAAGATGAATAATTCCTGTTCCAACTTCATCTTTTACATAGGTGTCGCATAGGACAGTATGAGTTCGTGGAAAATATTGGAAGGGAGCATGGTAACGACATCCTTTCCAATCTTCTCCAAGGGTTTCTTTCTCTAACATCCACGTCGGCGGAGGTACAAACGTGGAAGAAACAATGTAACGTTTCTGAGTAGGTTCTTCTTTGTATACAAGATACGTTTTTGTTGGGTGGAGACAAAGAGCGACGTGAGAAAGAAGTGTCCATGGAGTTGTTGTCCAAGCAAGAAAGAAAGTATTTGGATCAGCTTCTAGTGGAAAGAGAACATAAGCATCTGGCTGAGAAATGGTCTTGTAATTTAGATTTGCTTCAAAGTTAGAAAGAGGTGTTCCAAGAAGGACACTAAACGGCATTACTTTCTTTCCTTGATAAATGAGACCTTTTTGATATAGTTGATGAAAGATTTTCCAGAGATGATTCATATAGTTTTTATCCATTGTTTTGTAGCTATGTTCAAAATCAATCCATCTTCCCATTCTTTCTACGGTATATTCCCAATCTTTTTCACACTGCATCACAACCTTACGGCATTCTTGATTGTAAGAAGCAATATCAATGTCTGTTTTTGTACTTTGAATATGTAGCTGTTTATCTACTAAGTTTTCTACAGGTAAGCCATGACAATCCCAGCCAAACCGTCGTGGAACATTCTTTCCTTTCATTGATTGATATCTGGTAATAACATCTTTCATAGTTCCGGCAAGAATATGACCATAGTGAGGTTTCCCTGTAGCAAAGGGTGGACCATCGTAAAACACGTACAATTCACTGTTTTTACGTTCTTCATTCAGAGTCTCAAAACAGTGGTGTTTTCTCCATAGTTCTACAATTTCAGTTTCTTTATGAGGGATGTCCATATTGGTATATCATCGTCTATACTTTTTAACTCATTTTTTAGATTCTAATAAAGATTTTGTAAAATCTACGACCATGAGCTTAATACGATTGAGAGTTTCTTTATAGTTCGGGTTGTTTTCAGACACAATGTCATTTAATATTTCACCCAATCGTTCTGAGAAATGGGTTCGTTGTTGCGCTTCTTCAATGTATTCTAAAAGGTTAGAGGAAATATTATAGGTTAGTCGGGGATAGACTTCTTTGTCTACACGAGATTCCCATTTGTTGTCCCCAACATGTACCAACGAATGAGGATCCCGGATATGCTTTTTCTTGACACATAGATTCTCGGGTCGTTCTAAAACCTTTTGTGCATATTCTCGTATACTATCCATTGGATAAGAAGAATCATTGAAGAGTTGTTGGATCATCTTTTGGGTAATATGATCATAGTGTAATGGGATAGGTTTCTCATTGTTAAAATGAAAGACAACAATGTTATTGGTATTGGTATTGTGACTATTTACATTATTTGTCATTGTTTTATGAATGTTATTTTGTATATATTCTGCAGTCTGTTGCTGAATGGCATTGGTAGAAATAGAGATTGGTTGTGGTGGATCTACAGTAACAGTAAGTTCTTTTGGATAGCAATGTTTCATATGTTTTGATTTACAATTGCTACTGGATAATACCAAATGACAGTTCGGACATTCACAGGGGTCTTGAATCTTTTGACAATAGTGTTTTAGAATCCGATATTTTGTAACATAGGATTTATAGCAATTATTGCATTCATACTTCTTGGTGACCTCATTATACGTATATCTTTCGGGTTCCAGACCATTCTCCGAAATGCTAACATTTGGGAAATCATGGGTTACATTTGGAAAATCATGGGTTACATTTGGGAAATCATGGGTTACATTTGGGAAATCATGGGTTACATTTTTGACTTCATGGGTTACATTTTTGACTCCTTGGGTTACATTTGGGAAATTTTCCTCCTTACTGTTCAATGTATCTTTTGTATTATCATCATCTAGATTCTGATGTACTTTTAGATGTCTATTTAAATTGTATAATCTTGTTGTAGAATATGAGCAATGAGCACAAGTGAGCATGATACTATAAGTAGTAAGAGAAAAAGAATCTTTAAGTAATTGCCCATACCATATATTTAAGGTTGCTCATGAGCAATGTGAGCATGTGTGTGTTTTTTTTAGAGTGAAGTTTTTTCCTAGAGATCTTAGATCTCTAGGGACGTTTAGAGAAAAAGACCGTTTTATCTTCTATTCTACAAGGTAGTAGATTCCATGGATGTATTTTTATCAAGATTTGCTTTTATTTTCCTTATCTATGCTGTCGTCACAAGTGGGTACATTAACCAGGTTCTCTCGTGTCAGATGCAACAAACCCTTAGTGAATCTAAGTACTTTCGTCATATGATGGGGATTCTGTTAATCTTTGTCTTTATTATGCTTGAAGGAGGATGGAGTTTTAATTCTGCAATGGATGAATTAGCAGACACAAACTGGTCAAGTGGAAATGTTCTCCATACCATTGTTATCGCATTCGTTATCTATATTATCTTCTTAATAAGTTCCAAGAGTAAACTAATACCAAATCTGGTTTTCTTTACACTAGTCTTTGTCATTTATATGATTAATACCCAGCGATCTTACCTTAAGAAGCGTGATAAGATCTCTGAAGAACAGAATAATATGCTACTTAAGATTTCAAAAATATTATTTGCCATTGCAATAGTAGTATTAATCTATGGATTTGTGGATTACATCCAGTATCAGAAAAAAGAGTATGGGAAAGGATTTGATTGGTCTATATTCTTCCTTGGAACATCTAAGTGTAGCAGTCTTCACTAAAACGTAACATTTGTATACTTTGAAGGCTTTCTTTTGCAAACCTCTAAATCATCTTGACAAACTCCATGAATGTTAATGGTATTGTTTAAGAGTTCAGATCTAGCGCTAATACAACCATTTTTTGCATTCATTTGGTTAATTGCATTCAAAAACATTTCTTTTGCCGCTTCTTTTTTATCATGTTTATAAAGAATGACACCGAATAGGTGCATAATATCTGGAGATTGAATATGTTCCACCATTTTATAGGATTTTCGTACCTTTTGAAAGTCCATTGTTTCCTTACCAGTCATCATATGTAACATTTCCATAAATTCTTTATTATAAATTAACAGGTTATTGTCAACAACACTACTTGGAACAAAGCCTACTTTGCTACCTTCCAGTGAAATCCGAAGATTGGGATATACGGAACGAATAGATGGATTCTGATGAATCCAAACAGACAATTGTAGACGGTAAAAGTAATTAATTTTTTCTAACGAAGGTAATAGTTTTGCTGCTGTACTTGGTGTAATACAATAAGCTTCTTTGCTAGGGAGAACCTTTACCAATCCTCTCGTAGGAAGTAATTCATATGATGATTGTTGTCCTGGTTGAGAAAGACAAAGGAACAAGATATCCCAAGGAGACACTTCTGGATTTTCCAAAAAGATCTCTGCGTTCTTAACAAACTCTGGAAGAATCATACTGTCGTCCTCTAAAATCAAATAGTAATGTTTATCCCCTTCTTTTTGGAAGCTTTCTAATTCTACCACCTTTTGTAGAGCAGCACGCTGCTTCAAAAAATTAGAAATCTGTTCTATTGATAATTGTTGAATTCCCCGATCAAAATCTTCATCTCCAATTTTATGATGTTCAAGTATCTTTTCAATCTCCTTAAAGTTATCCTTTACACGTTGGAGTTCGTGTTCTTGAACCATATGCATGCGAAATTTATAGGATCTCTTGTTGGACATGTCTTCTAATAGCTTTAGAGTCGCTGAAAGAAAACTTTTCCGATATGTTAAGTGTGCGGCGTGCACAACAAGAACATGTAAGAACTTCATACTTACTAAAACCAATCAATGTAACCCTTAAATTGATTCTTCTTCTTGACCATATATATTTGATATAGGAAGGGTAAAGATAAGTTGCCAGAAGAATTCAAAGGTATATCCAATATTTATAATAAAGTCATCTTTTTCCATTCCCATAAAGTTTTCTGCTTCTGGATCAAAGTAATTTCGTAGTTTCTCATAAAATTGTTTTGGATATGCACGAATTAGCTCTTTACGTAGACTGAATAAAGCAAAAGGTTTAAACATGTACGGCTGTGTAGGGTAAGATATATTTGGATAGAGCTCTTTAAAGAACATATATTCACGTGTTCCTTCCGGAGGATATGCCTTTTCAATATGTGGATGCTCTGGTGCAATCTTTTTCATATATTCATATACTTGTTCATTGAAACAACCCACTTTATTAATGTTTGCATAAGATTGAAAGAGTGCTTTTTCACAGTCTTTGAATAAATCAGAAGGTCTTTGGTAGACTACATGATCATTAATTTTTCCTTGTAGAAAGATTTCAACGTCACGGAGATCATCATAATTCTCAATAATATGTGTTAAATACGTATGTGATTCTCTTCCAATGTTACATAAGTGAATAAGATCTACACTTTTCTTTTCATAGTCTTTATAATGTGTCAGATTGGTATTGTCTTTGTTATAAATAATTACTTCATATCCTGCCTCCCGAAGTTCTTTTGTCCATTCAATATCTTCTTTATACTTTGCAACTGTAACACGTTTAGATACCATGGGTGGTTTGATAATAGATATCTTTACAACGTTTAAATACTATCTCTCATATCGTGTTGAATCATATCTTCAATTAATTGATCAAGAGTAGTATTTGGTTGCCACCCAAGCTGTTGTGTTGCTTTAGAGAAATCGGCACAGAGGTAAGGAACTTCCATCGGACGGAAAAGACGAGGATGAATCTTTACCAATATTTCTTGTGTATCTTTATGTTTACCTACCTCCTCCACGCCAGATCCTTCCCAAATGAGAGGAATTTGATAATAGGCAAATACTTTTTCTACGAAATAACGAACACTATAGGTTTTTCCTGTACCAAGGACGTAATCATCGGGAGTATTTGCTTGTAAAATTCTCCACATTCCTTCAACATAATCTTTTGCATGACCCCAATCCCGAAGTGAATCCAAATTGCCCAATTCTAAATATTTCTGTTTGCCTTTTACAATCTCCCCTACTCCAATCACTACTTTTCGTGTAACAAAGGTTTCTCCCCGTCGTGGAGATTCATGATTAAATAGAATTCCATTACATGTAAACATATGATAGCCTTCCCGATACATTTTTACAAAATGGTATCCCATAAGTTTAGAAATTGCATAGGGAGAGACAGGATTAAAGGTTGTTTTTTCATTGAGAACAGTACCTTCGTGTTTCTCTCCATACATTTCGCTTGTACATGCTTGGTAAAACCGAATCTTTTCTTGTTCCAAAGGAAGATTCTTTAAGAGTTCCAAAAGGTTTAGAGTACCAATGGCATTTACTTGTACCGTGTATTCTGGAATTTCAAAAGAAACCTTTACATGAGACTGGGCGGCAAGGTTATATACTTCAAAACGTTCTATTTCTGCAGGAGGATGTTTTTGAAGAATCGTTGTAAAGGTATGATGCATACCCATGGTGTCGCTCATATCTCCATAAAATACCTTAAATTTAGGATTTGAATAGAGATGGTCTATCCGAATCGTATTAATACACGACATTCTGCGAATAATTCCATAGACAGTATATCCTTTTTCTAAAAGTAATTCGGATAAATAGGAACCATCCTGTCCATTGATCCCTGTAATATATGCAATCTTCATAAAACACTTAAACAGTAAACGTATCAATGTTTTAAATGAAAGTTTTGGTAACTGGAAGCAGTGGTTTGGTCGGAAGAGCATTTCAATGGATTACACAAACAATGAATGATATCAATGATACCTATATCTTTCTAACAAGCAAAGATGCAGATCTTACCAGAGAAGACGATGTGCGTAAAATCTTTGAGAAACACCAACCTGATGCGGTTGTTCATATTGCAGCAAATGTAGGAGGTCTTTTTAAAAACATGAATTGTAAGTCCCAAATGTATGAAGATAACATTCTAATGAATACATTTGTACTCAAATATGCACGTCTCTTTTATGTTAAAAAAGTAGTGATGTTATTATCTACATGTGTATTTCCAGATGGTAAACAAGTAACAGAAGATATGTTACACAATGGACCACCTCACCCATCCAACGAAGGATATGCCTATAGTAAACGAATGATGGAAGTCCATGCCAGAATTCTTCATACCCAACATGCAATTCAGACCATTTGCTTAACACCGACAAATATATATGGACCATTTGATAATTTTGATCTCCAAAATGCTCATGTAGTTCCTGCACTAATCTATAAATGTTATCTTGCAAAAAAAGAAAACAAACCCTTTGTTATATGTGGAAGTGGAAAACCATTACGTCAGTTTATTTATAGTTTTGACATGGCAAATATCATTCATGCAGTTTTACAAGATCATAAAGTTTCTACGGGACATTACATTTGTGCCCCTCCTTCTAAGGAATCAGAGATTACCATTGATGCTGTTGCAAGATTAATTGCAAAAGAAATGGATTATGAACATGCAATAACATATGACACATCCTATTCCGATGGTCAATACAAGAAAACGGTAGAGCCTCATCCATTGATAGAAGATTTACCATTTACATCTATGGAAAAAGGATTAAAAACAACAATTCAGTGGTTTATGGATAACATTGACAAAGGAATTGTTCGTATCTAAGGTATTGTTAAATTTGTCATACATAAAGGACATACCATCTTCTTATGAAGCCATTCTTGTATACATTCAGAACAAAAGGTATGACCACATTTTGTTTTTCTGCGATATTTTACATCTTTTAGCTCTTCAAAACATATAGAACATGTATCTGTTTCGTTTGGTTCTATTGAATCCAAGGGAGCAATGACTTCAATGTCAACTTTATAAAACATAACTTGTTGTGAAGGTGCTAACTGAGGAGTTGTTTGTACAAATATGATTTCGGGGTCAAATACTCTGGCTTGTATGATTTGTTGATTTTCTCTCCGACGAATTGCACAATACTGCATCATATAGGTTGTATAAAGCATACAAACTCCACATAATAATACTGTTTCTGGAATCATCAAGAGTGTGTTTTACTCTTTAACATTATTATCTAAAAATGTTTATATATAAACATGCCAATGTATCATATTACTTCTAAGAAACAATTGGATGAACTCTTAGCAAAGTCACCTCATTTAATAATTATTAAATTTGGCTCAGTAAGATGTGGACCATGCCGAATGATGGAACCTGTTCTAAAAGCAGTTTCAGAAAAGTATGCAGACGTTTTAATTCTTGACGTGGATATAGATAAGCTTCCTGATATTGCAAGTATATATAAAGTTTCTGGTATTCCCAGCTTTGTATTTATTAAGCAAAGACGAGTAGTGGCTACGTATACGGGAGCCATGCAACAGGGCGCTTTAGAAAAGCTAATTAATACTCACAAGTAATATATTTTCTATGATATGATTAAGATGTATTGGTTATTCTCTACTATATTTATCCTTGTACTTGTCGTTGTACTTTATCAGGTATTTCAAAGAAAAGATATTGTTGAAGAAACTCCTGATATCACACTCCCAACTGTGGTATCTTCCCCTCCTGCTCCTGTAAATGAAGCAGAAGAGACCTTAAAGCAATTCTATACACCTGCCCGCCCCACCATAGATTTGGATTATCCTCCTAAAAAAATTGGATGTTGTCCTTTCTCCAAACCTGTTTCTACAGATCTTCCTATTGGAAACATTCCAATGTGCTATGCTTCTATCGCAAAGGATCATCTAAAAGAGATATAAAAAAATGATTCTATGAGCCTATACGTATTCATAGAATTCAGAAATGCATACAGGTATCATTTCTTTTTGTGACCGCATCGCATATAATATTAAATGTTCCGATGCGAAAGATTGGATTCTTGATCAACTTGAAAACAAGTATCAAATCCGAATTCTTCAGAGACATTGGTTTCGGTTGGATGAACAACAATTCAAATATGTTCAACAAATTCCTCACCAGGTATGTATTCGTTCCAATGGAAATCCATACTTCCTATATTTTACAAGATATGAAGATGTAAATCAAATAATGTATATTGATAAAAAAGTTCAACCAGGATATCAAAAACCACGAATTATTATTACGAAGGGACAGTTTGCAGACTCAGTTTTTGAAAATACTCTATTAGAGGGAGAAATGGTAAAAGACAACAAAAACCAATGGATCTTTCTTATCAATGACGTAATCATGTATAAAGGAAAATACTTGAAAGAAGTACATCTTTCAGAAAGGATTACTTATGCACATGAAATGCTCTCACAACATTATAGAGCTGACCCTATCATGGATGTATGTATGTACCATGTTAAAAAATATGTTCCGTGCAACAAAAAAGCGATTGAACATTTGATTCAGTTTTCTGAGAAACTTCCATACACAAACCGTGGTATCTACTTCGTCCCAGCTATGATGAAGTATAAACCTAAATTGATTAATTTTAATGATGAACTAATCAAGACCGTATATCGGAAGGTGAAGGATTGTCCCGAGTTTATGGAGAAACAAGCTTACCCAATGCCACCTATGCTTGCAGAAGAGACAGCCATGGCATCAACCTCTCATGTTTATTCACCACGACCTCCTCAATACCCTCCTCCCCCTCCCGCTCGTCATCATCAAGCACCACCTTCCCCTCAAGGAGAAACAGAAAAACAAGTGATTACTAATGTATCTTTGGATAAAAATGAAAAGATAATTTGGCTACGTAAAACAGAACAACCAGACGTATATGATATGTATGAACATGAGAATTCTCAACATAAAGAAGGTATTGCATCGGTTCCAGGTCTTGCTACCAGCAAGATGTTGCGGGCAGTATTTAAGAATCTAAATGTTGCGACTTCTATTTGTTTCTTATGTAAATTGGACAGTGTATTCCAAAAGTGGATCCCTATCAAAAAAATGTAATCTATAATATTAATTAGAATCATGTCAAACTATATGACAACTTATCTCCGCGAGGGTCAAAACATTCCTACTCCACCCCAAAGTGAAAAAATGAATTTTTTACAATCAAGTTACGTGTGGTGGTTTTTGATTGCATTTTTAGTTATTATGACAGGATGGATAATGATAATTTATTGGAATTTTTATCCATAGATAGATCGTGTCAGTTGTTGATACACCATTTTCCAATCTTCATTCATTTTTTCAAGATCAACATTATATGCATGTTGATATCGTAGAAACAAGGTATAAATATCTGTTTCGTCTTTCTCAACGTGAAAGAAAATTCGGTTGTTATATTTGTAACTGACTTTATGATATTTCTTTTTTTCATTGATGTCCATGGTACAAGGAAAGCGATGTGCGGGAAGAGTTTCTTCGCACAATGCAAGTGTATAAATATGCTCTGCAGCAGTGTCAAGAATGCAATTTCGTTGAATTACTTTCTGAGAATCATTTGACATATCATATAGATATGAAATATCTCGGTGACTATATTCTACCATGACCTGATCCATTCGGTTCTTAAACGCCTTTGTTGGAAGACGTGGGAGTTGGTTCCATCCACATGCAAAGATATTTCCAGATGAATTTAGTTTTTCTGGACAGAAGTATACCTCTATGGTATTTACGTTTTCAGTAATAAGGTCTTGAATGTGCATAGTTGCTGTATAAAAATACAATTCTATCTTAAAGTATCAATTTTTACTTAAGTAAAAAATTGAGAAGATGATTACTAGAGAAGTATCTTTATCTAAACATGGAAGTACGTAAAACTATGGTAGAGTTGTTTCGGAAGCTTTCTCTAACGGAGGTACAGTCAAAAGATCTTGAAATTGGTGTCTATAACTATTGTATAGATTATGCAACTGAAAACATGATTCCTCTTACCTGGGGATCTGACATGTTTAAAGAACTTTATATGAGTAAAGCACGAAGTGTCTATAGCAATCTAAATCCTAAATCAAGCATTCAAAACAAACGTCTCATGAAGAGGCTAAAAGAAAAAGAGTTTATGCCGCATAATATTGCAAATATGAAACCAGAGAATTTGTTTCCAGAGATTTGGAAAGATATTATGGACCGAGAGATCCTTCGTACCAAGGCGGCGTATGAACCACAAGCAACTGCAATGACAGATCGTTATACTTGTGGGAAATGCAAAAAGAATCGTTGTTCATACTACGAGCTTCAGACACGTAGTGCGGATGAACCGATGACGATGTTTATTACTTGTCTTCATTGTGGACATCGTTGGAAGATGTAAAATATTTTATAGGGGGGCGGGAGCAGACACCATGACAACTGGGGAAGTAACAACTTTTTGGGGTTTTTGGACAACCATTAGAACATACACAAGGAGTCCGAAAACGATAGCATGTAGGACAACACCAGCTGTGGTAGGGCATCCATCTACGGCAACGGTGAAGAGACCTCCAAATATAGTTTGCACTAAGCGGTACATTAAGGGAGATGCGATGACTAGGAAGAGGATGGCTGATTGTAAAGAGTATAAAATACGAGGATCCATTATTAGTTTGTATACTTTTTAGAAATAAAAAAATAATGGCATTTTTGATGTAATTATTTAACGAAGCAGATTTCGGATCATACTTAGATCCATATTCTTAATTTTCCAATACTCTGGTTTTCCATTTGGGAGGGTTCGTTTTACAAGGTATGGAAGTTTTCCTTCACGAAGTTCTTGCAATGAGATTTTTCGTAGTTCCATATTAGATTCTATTTTAAAGTTTTCTGGAAGTTGAACCAAAGGAAATGCTCCACGAGAGAGATGGGTTGTGCGAAGTGAAATAATTTGATCAAATTCATATTTTGTCATAATCGGAAGCGATTGATACTGAGAAGGATCACTGCTTCGTACTTTTTGAACTTCATCATGGATATTCATGGTTATCGTCTATCTAATATATTATAATACTTTCTTTACATCATTTTTTTTTCTCCAAGAATATCCGCAATAATCACATGTATAGAAATATTTCATATGGACAGGATGGTATTTCGTATAGATTACTTGAGGTTTGTCTCGTGGACCTGTACAATCGCTATTTTCACAGATAATGTTTGGATCCTGAACACGTGGAAGTGTTGGATCAAAACGTAAGAAGGCATTCTTGTGTTGCATGTATAAGAGATCATCTTCGGAATACATCGTCTTAGACACACATACTGCCTTTCCTAAAACAGGAGCATCCTGCTGTTGGAATTTACAATACTTACAATAACGGGTAAGACTTTGATCCGATTCGGTTTTTAGAAAAAGTAGATTCTGACATACCTTGCAAAACTCCATGGTGTCTATTACTAACTATACCGATAAAATAAAACAGCTTTCATTTTTTTAAATCGGAAGAATGATATTTTTCTGAGAATGCCTTTTTAAAAACTTTGACGGCATTTGCAGATGCTAGTTTATAATCAACGATAGGAGGACCATATTGAATTGTTGGATATTTGTTTCGGACGATTGGATCATACCATTTATGAATATCCTTAGGATCTACCTCCTTTAATTCTGGAACCCAATGTTTGATATAGACTGCATCTACATCAAACTTTTTAGATTGAATAAATGGATTGAAGGGAGCACGGAAGTAAGGAACTCCATCTGGACCAGTAGATGATACAAATCCCCAACCTGCTGTATTACTAAAGATATCAGCATCTACCAAGCGAATGTAATAATATTTTAGTCCCCATCTCCAATCAATGAGAAAATATTTAGTTAATATACTACCACAAAGCATCCGAAGACGATTGTGTTGATGTCCTGACGTGTTCATTTCTCGCATTCCTGCATCTACCATTGGAAATCCAGTAGTTCCATCTTTCCAATGTTGAAAGATAGTTTCATTATACGACCATGGTATCTTTTTATCCAAAGCATCATACAATGCTGTTCCTCTTTGTAATTCAGGACGGAGTGCATAAATCTTCATGTAAAAATCACGGAAGATAAGCTCGCGGATAAGACCATGTTCTTTTCCAAAGAGTTTCTCAATGGTCCAATACATTTCTCGGATAGAGACAGTTCCAAATTTTAGATGGGGAGAAGCCCGAGTTGTTTTTTGTAAAGCTGGATAATTTCTCTTCTCTTGGTAGTCTTTTAAATCTTTAACGCGATGAAGCATTTCCTTACCAAGAGTTCGTCCTCCATGGATTGCGGCTTGGGAATTTTCATTGTAAAGAGTACCAAGGTTTTGTAAAGGAAAGAATTTTGTAAATTTGTGTGTGGTAAAATGTTCCTTTTTAAAAGAAAAATGATCCACTTCACGAATCTTATGTTTTGTAAGGACACGTTTGTAGTATTGGGCAAGAATCATATAGGGGCGGGGAGGAGGACCTTCTAATAATCCTTCATGTAAAGGTAACAAACCATAATCTTCTTTCATTTGATGGACAATTCCTTTCTTCTCACACCAGGTTTGAATCTTTTGATCTCTTTCTCTTGCATAGACCGAGTAATCTTCATTGAAATAGATGGCTTCAAAAGGAACTTGTGTATAGATACTTTGAAGAACTTTTACATTATCCCCCTTGAAAAAATGCAGATGACTTCCATAGGATTGTAGCTGTTGATCTAGATCTAGAAGAGATTCACACATAAACTGAACAGAGGGATGGGAAAAATAGGGATTTTTCTTTGGAGAGATTTGTTCCGGGGGAAAGATAAAGACAGGAAGAACCTGATAACCATCACGAAGAGCTTGTAGAAGTGTAGTATTGTCTTCTAACCGAAGATCCCGATGAAAGAGAAAGAGTGCTTTCTTCATACCTTTATAATGAGGATAGATTTTCGTCAGTAGAACGAGACTTAATCTTATCATATTTCCGTTGCATCATCATATCTTCTATAGAGATTGCTGTAATATCCTGACGTTTAATAAATTTAATACCATAATAATAGACACCATCAGTAAAGCGTTTTCGTATAAGACCCATGTCCATAAAATAAATCGCAAGACGTTTATATAGTGATGCTTCACTAGTTATGGACCGTGTAGTCATCCCTGGAAGTAATGAGGATACTTTTTGATACAGATCAACTGCTTTCATACGTTCCTTGGGATCAGAACTAAAGTCAAACATATGTTTCATAAAATTCTGTACCTCTTCTTTTTCATTTTGTGCTTCTTTTGTAGCGATTGGAGAAATATTGTATAAAGCATTGAAAGCGTTTACTTTCTTTTCTAGATCTGCTTCTTCATCAAACATTTTTTGATGGAAGAACGTCTTTGCTTGTTGATAGATATCGTATTCGTGAGTAGTTAGTGGTAGACTTGCAAGAATATGAAACTCTGTAAAGTCTTGACATACATGTTCAAAGAAAGATTTATCTTCTTTCACAACAAGTGATATATTATAGAGTGTGTTATACACAATAAATACGTTTTCTTCAGAAGTTATACCAATACCGTGTATATGTTCAGTATCATCCAGTAAACTAAATTGAGATGTATTTGCTTCATAACAACCAATTTCTTTTAGGGAAGATGGAATAGGAAGAGGGGGAGGTGCTTTGCGTGTAGATTGGTTGATAGTCGGAGTAGGAATATTTGTAGAAGATGGTACTTTATAAGAGGTCCACGACATTTGCAGATCATGGAACTCTATCATCTTCGTTAACTCTTCTATCAGTTTTGGAACGGTAGTAATTTTTGAATTTGAAATACATGTTCCGCAAATACTTGCAATAAAATCAAGTGTATTTTTATTTATTTCAAAAGGAGTATCTGTTACTTCTGCTTGGATATCCATTTCTTTATACATATCCAAAGCTTTCTCTAGTGTATTTTGTTTATTATTAGGTGTAACAATTAAATAATAGTCATATATGTCTATGATTTTAAGAGACCTTTTAGAAATATTGTTTTTATGAAGCATGTATGTATCTATCGGTTCATTCATCTTTCTATATACTTCATTCATATTATATAAATGAAAAATAAACGCACTAAAAAATGAATCTATCATCTATGTATTGTATAGTAGAATATACAATGAAGCAACAACCAACTACAACAAATATCATTTATATCAATAAGATCTTACGCCGGCAGCGTGAGAAACTTGCGATTTTTGATGTAGATTGGACTTTAATTAAACCAAAAGAAGGAAGGGGGTTTCCTAAAGATAAAGATGATTGGCAATGGTTACGTCCTTCTGTCCCACAAGTAGTGAGAAAGTATCATCGGAATGGTTATCGGGTAGTATTTCTTACAGATCAAACGAAAGAATGGAAGGTAGAGATGATCAAAGAGATCATTAAAGAACTGGATATTCCGGTGATTGCGGTCATTGCAATGATGAAAGAATATCATAAACCAAATCCACAATTATTCCTAAGTCATTTTGAAGGAAAGTTTCAACCACGAGACTCTTTTTTTGTAGGAGATGCAGCTGGGCGTGAGGGAGACTGGGCTGATAAAGATAAGGGAGTTGCAGATAAATTAGGAGTGACCTTTTATACACCAGAAGAACTATTTCCCTTAGCTAAGAAGAGAGTACATATGGAAGAAAAAGACGTTGTGAGTCCAGAAAAAGAGGTTGTTATAATGATTGGATATCCAGCTTCTGGAAAATCTACCATTGTTAAAACAATCTTTGAAAAGAAGGGCTATATACGAATTGATGGGGATACTCTTAAAACTCCAGAACGAATGATACGGGAAGCAAAAAAACATATCACAAATCATTCCATTGTATTTGACGCAACCAATGCAAGCAAAGAAAAGAGAGCTCATTTTATAGAATTTGCAAAAGAACATCATGTACCGGTAAAGTGTATATGGGTTACAACACCTATTGAACAATCTATGGAACAAAACCGACAACGTTTTTCAGAAGGAGGTCCAAAAATCCCCGACGTGGCTTTCTACGTTTATCGTAAGAACTTTGAAGAACCAAATGCAACTGAGTGCACAGTAATAAAGCTTTAGTATACGACAGAAGCTATTTTATAATTTATTTTTTGTAATATTTATCATATTTTATAATAGAAAAGGGTATGAAGAATAGTTCCACAGCGTCCAAAAGCATAGATTATGATAACGAAGATACTGATACAGATTCTATGTCAGACGAAGAAGAAAATGAATTTAATCCAGATAAGATTGCACAATGTATCCGAAATGTAGCGAACTTTAGTCATGTTAAGTCATTCCATTTAATGGAGAAGAAGGACTTTAACCCTGAGATGCTTTCCTTTTATATAAAAGAAGCAGCCCCTAAAATAGAAGCTCTATTTGAACAAATTGAAAAGTTAGATGAAAAGGATCTAAAAACTCATGGAAAGCTTTTTAAACATATGATCTTTACCGACATGAAGAGCAGTAACTATGGTGCAAAAATCCTTGCATCTGCATTTGTTGCAAAAGGATATCAACCTGCGATTCATGTCCAAGGAACTGGTTTTGCTCTCTACAAAGAAGACAAGTTAGCAGAGACTGAAAATCATAACTTTGGAGTGTTGATGAGTAAAAAGTTCTTTGACCGCCCAATGAATATCAAGTTTCGTAAAAACATGTTAGAACTATACAATCGTCGTCCGGAGAATATTCATGGAGAATATATGCGTTTTATTATTTTAGATCAAGGATTTAAAGAAGGAATAGATCTCTTTGATGTAAAGTACGTTCATCTTTTTGAGCCTTTGGTAGTAAGAGCTGATGAAAAGCAAGCGATTGGTCGCGGTACCCGATTCTGTGGACAAAAAGGTTTAGAATTTCATCCACGATTTGGCTGGCCTTTGTATGTATTCCGTTATGAAGTCGGAATTCCCAAAGAATTACAACCAAAGTTCCATAATACAAAATATATGTTTGAGCTTTATCTTAAATATTCTATTATAGATCTACGAAAGGTTGTTTTTGCGGCAGAAATAGAAAGAGCATCTATAGAAGCAGCAGTTGATTTAGATCTTACTCGTCCTATCCATCAATTCTCTATAGAGCTTCCCCCTCCAATTTTATCAGGAGGAGCTCCTATATTACGTTCAAAAACTCCTACTCCTCCTACTCAATTGATGTCTTTAGACAGCATGCATCGTTATATTGCAAAAGGTTTTCAACAATTTGAATATCCTAAGGTAAAATTAGAAAATCTTTGTGAAACAGCGGGTGGATCTGCTATGGGAAATATTGTAAACTTTACACCCACACAAGATTTTATCCGTCACTATTTCCAACCAAGCTCTGCCTACAAAGGTATGTTACTATTCCATAGTGTAGGTACTGGAAAAACATGCACTGCAATTGCTACGGCTTCTACCAGTTTTGAAAAAGAAGGGTACAACATTTTATGGGTAACACGTCATACACTAAAGAGTGATATTTGGAAGAATATGTATGGTCAGGTATGTAGTCTTGTGATTCAAGAACAGCTAAAAAACAAGAGTTTAAAACTGCCTTCAAAGATTAGTGGTCCAATGAAGTATGTTTCTAATAATTGGATGGAGCCAATTTCATACAAACAATTCAGTAATTTGTTACTAAAGAAGAACAAGATCTATGATGAAATTGTTCGTCGCAATGGAAAAGTAGATCCTCTTCGGAAAACTCTAGTTATTATAGATGAAGCTCATAAACTATATAGCCCTACGGTTGCAGCAAGTGAGAAGCCTAATACGGATATTTTAGAAGAGATGGTTCAAAATTCTTATGAAAAATCAGGAAAAGATAGTGTACGTATTCTTTTAATGACAGCAACTCCTTATACAGAAGATGGTATGGAAATGGTTAAATTATTAAACCTATTGCGATCTAAGAAAGTCCATATGCCAATTACATTTGAAGACTTTGGTAAAAAGTATCTTGATGATCATGGATATTTCCATAAGAATGGTTTAAAACATTACAAAGATGAAATTAGTGGATATATTAGTTATTTAAATCGTTCTCAAGATGCACGTAATTTTGCTCACCCAGTTTTAGAAAATATAGTAGTACCTTTATCATACAGAGAAGAGGAGGAGGAAGAATCAGAGGAGGAATTAGAAGAGGGTCAGAAGAAGAAGAAAAAGAAAGCAAAACGAAGTGGTAAATTCCAACTATGGATGAAAGAATTGCGAGAACATATTACCACAGACAAGAAGAGTCTTAAACAATTAAAGAATACTTCAAAGAGTGTCTTAAAACGATCAATTAAAGAAAGAAAGGATCGGAGTAAGAAAGTAATAGTTGAGTGTAAGGAGGAAGTTGTTGCAAAGAAAAATGAAGCTTTGGAAAAAGCTCTAGATACAACAGAAAAGGAGATCAAAGAATGTAAGGAAAAAGTAAAGGCAGAACAAAAACCATGCAAGGAGAAAGCTTCTGAAAAATTAAAAGAGATGACTAAGAAAATCAAAGAGAAAGCCTCTGAAGATTTGAAAGATTGTAAACAAACGGTTGTTATAGATGTCCCTGCTCAACATTTAACTGAAGAAGAAGACGATATTATTGAAGAAATGAATATGCTAGAAGCAATGATTCAAGAAAACAAAGAAGAATTAACTCAAGTCCAAGGTATTGTGAAACAACGTCGGGAGAAACGAAAGGAAATGTCAGAAGAGCTTAAAGAACTATTAAATGATCTTAAAGAAATCCGAATTGTCTTTAAGAAGCTTAAAAGAACTGTAACAAAAGAACAAAAGAGAATTAAAAATATCAAAGATGTTAACTTACGTAAACGGGAACAATTAGAACTTCGTCAAAATAAGGGTGCTGAAATGAAAGAAATGCACGGTCAAGTTCAAGACTTACGTGTAAAGATATCCATTATTCGTGTTTCCAAAAAAGTAATGTTAATTCAAGAAGGTAAGCCATTGTCAGATGTATCTCAAGCAAAAGCTTTGAATAAGAGATGCGGTCTAAATGCTTAATGGAATGGCAAGAACATTTTCTCCTTCTATTCGTTTAAATTGATAGCCTTCTTTTTCTAAAATAAGTAAAGGATCTTCTATAATCCTATCTTTATTTATTCCAAGACTCTCCTTCATTTCATCTGAAACTCGTTTATCTGTATATTCTAACATGATAAATGGTTTATATTTCCGAATGGTCTTTAGTGCTCCTAACAGCACAAGTGGTTCTGCTCCTTCTACGTCCATTTTGATATAATGACATTCTGGTAAATCTAACGAATCTATCGTAATTATATTTACCTTTTCTCCTCCTGTTCCAACACTTAATCCTCCATAGTTTAACATCTGGTCTGTATCATAGGAAACTTTAACATTATATCCATCGTATAACATACTTGATAGTGTACATTCACCCACCATTTCTCCAACTGCAGAATGATATGTTTTAACACCTGTGATATTATTTTCTACCAAGTTCATATTTAATATATTAAATAGAATTCGTTGTGGTTCAAATGTATGAATAATAGCATTTGGAATGTAGTTTGCATACATAATAGTATGAGAACCAATATGCCCACCTACATCAAGAATAATTTTTGGGATAGACGGGTCCATTTTTTGAAAAAGAGGCAAAATATGTTTAGCTAAAATATCTTCTTCAAAAACGAGTCCCCTAGACAAATAATCTACAAATACAATATCATTATGGCATGTATAAAATGTACCGTGCTGTGTAGGAAATTGAAGCAATTTTACCATTATATACCATGTAGTGAATAGAACTCTTTATATAACATTTAATCTTCTTTATCCTGGTAATGCTTATTATGTGGATACTATATATTACTATTTTCTACATCAATAATAGCTTCTTGTACTTCAAATAATGATCCTTTACAATTATATTCACGATATGTGCAAGCATAATCATATGTAATTGAACCATCTACTAAGTGCACCATTCCTGACTTTTTACAGAAACCAAGTTTTAGATCGGTAATCTCTATTTTCCATATTTCGGATGGATGTAAATAATATTTACATTGAATACATAGATTATTAGGTACAGAATTTGTGAGTGGAGTTTTTATATAGGATGATTTATATGTANTACACTTTATTATAAGAGGGGTGCGCAACATATAAGCATATATTCTTCTGTTTTCTTTATATATAATATATCTTATGTTGGCAAAAAAAGGGTTTAATGATAATGTAAGGGTTCACGATGTTCGTAGTCGCATTAATACACAGCTATTGCTTCCTGATTTCAATAGAATTGCATATCCACATCGTTACAGTATGATTACTCAATATGTTGGTAAAAACCAAATAGAAAAAGTTAAAAAATATGGAAACTATCCAGACTTTGTTCCTTTAAAGGAAACTGGTGGGGAAGAAATGGTTACACGATCCCTATTATATTTTATTGAATATGCAAAGATTCCAGAAGGAGCAAATATTCGTATAGACGCATATAGATATTATCATACAACATATATAACAAATGATTGGTATAGTGAAAATTATGATAAAAAAGGGGTTTTATGTGTTCGTAAAGAAGGGGTAGATGCAACTTACCAAGTAAGAAAAAAGAAAAACGATTCTACATTTGTATGGAAAGTTGATACAGGAGAAATCTTGATGATTGAAGACGGTGCAAACATTGTTCAGAATTTTAGTACTGTGTTTTTGGAAGAAAATGCATATTTAGATCTTCTTGTATTTAGTTATTAATATATGCCCGCAGCAAGGTTTGAACTTGCGACTTTTACCTTACTAAGGTAACACTCTACCAACTGAGTTATACGGGCTCACATTATAGGATAAATAAATATCTTTAAATGATTTAAACCTATCTTTTTTCTACTATAATATGCTATATGAGTTTTCGGCTGGTGACTTCATGTTATACAGATACTGAGTTATTAGGATCATGGATTCCCGTATTAGAAGAAAATCAAGTACCGTTTACTATTTATTATAAAGTAGAGTCGTTAGAAAGAGGACAAGAGGAAGTATTAAACGAATACAGTATATGTATTCCAAATTATGGAAGATGTGACTACGCTTTCTTATATCACATTATCAAAAACTATGAACATTTAGATGACGTGACTATGTTTGTTAAAAATAATTGGGCATCTCACAGAATTGATATTTGGAATCATATCCGTCGCTGTAGAAATGTAGATTTTATGGAAAGTGGAAAACAAAGACGCTTTCAGTATTGGAGAGATGATCATGCAGATTTTCCAAGACATGAAGAAATTCATAAAGGCAGCCATACTTTTGCACAGACTCCAATAGATTGGTATCATGAAATCTTTCCAGGAATTAGTCCTCCTCATGTAATTCCTGGCTGGGGAATGGGACCATGTTTTAGTGTATCTAAAAGATTAATACATCGCCATCCAAAAGAGGTATATCAACGTCTATTAGAGAAGTTCTATCCAGAGAGTGGTTCTTGGGATATAGAAAAAGCAACCTTATCTATTCCTGATATGAAACAGCAATTAGAAGATATTGGAAAACATTACCATGATTGCTTTCAAAGATTCTGGTATGTATTGTTTACACATAGCATAGACACAACCATCTACGATATATCAGATAATAATTGGAATTCATATGATTAAAGAGAAAGCGAAAGCTGTTTCCTTCTTTTGCGAACGCTTAATAGCAATCTATTGAAGCGTTCTTCTATAGTAGAAACTTCTTCCTCCTCACTTTTTTCCTGTAAGTTTTTAATTTTAAACTTTTGAGTTTTTGTGGGAGGATCTTCAGGGGTCACCAAACATGTAGACAAAGATATGATTTTGTCTTCCTGTTCTTCTTTCGTGATTGTTGTTGAGTGCAATATATCTGTTGGAAATCCATAGGTTTCATAACATATAAGTTTTTGACTTACAGAAGAAGGAATAACGGAATCTATCTTTTCTATTTCTTCTACTTGATATGCGGAAGGTAATGCATCTGCTAAATGGTTCCAAGAAAATGCATTTCTACGAAAACCTGACGTACGTTTAAGAGACGTAGAAGTTGTCTGTCCACCGCTCAGGGAAGGGGAACTCTGTGATTTCTTCATCAATTAGGAAGTTGTTATTGAGGAAGATACTTTCTATATCATTTTTTTATAATTTCTTTAAACCATTGAAAAAGAACATGCGTTTCGTTTATACACTATTAGTAAATAATACAGTTTCATGTGATAATTATATTTATTTATTTATATGATCTGGAAAAAAGAGTTAGTAAGACATGCATGCAGTACTTTTATTTTTGATTTTATATTTTTTTATAAAAGAGAGCCCTCTAGTTGGAGTAAGCTAGACCGCCCATACCAGACATCACACGTAGAACGTTGTAGTTCACGGCGTAAACACGAGCCTTGGTGGCATCGGCAACAGCGGTTACGCTTAGAACAGCCGAGTCAATTCGAGAGAAGTTCAGGGTACCGGAGGGTTGGTGCTCCTCGGGTTTTAGCGAGAAGGAGTACACGCTGATACCACGGGTGGCTTCGGGGATGTTCTCGTGGTGTTGGTAAGGTTGAACAAGTTCAAAGTACTTACCACCACGTTCGGCAAAGCGATCGTGACCATTGAGTTGTAGCTTGGCAGTGCTAACCAGACCGGCAGCGGTTCTGGTGTATGAACCGCTGGTAACAGTGTAGTTACCGAAGTAAGCACTGTTCTCTTGTAGAACCCAGACAAGTTCCTTGACAGGGTGGTTGAAGTTTAGCTTGATCTTGTTGGCACCAGTGGTAACGGTCTCCTCACCAGTGAACTGTAGTTGTTCAATCAGGTATTCGTGGCTGAGTTGAGCGAAGCGACGGCGTTCATCAGTGTCTAGGAAGATGTAGTCAACCCATAGAGAAGCGGTGCCCATGGTACCAGCGGTGATACCTGCGGTAGCGGCGGCTTCAAATTCAAGGTTGACCTTGACCTCGTGGTATTGCAGGGCAATCAGGGGGAGGGCAAGTCCGGGGTTGCGGCAGAACCAGAATTCAAGGGGGATGTAAAGGGTGGTGTCGGTGGTGGTAACGGCATCAGCACCAACCATGGTCTTGAATCCGGTACGTTTTCCTTGGGGAAGAGATAGCTCGTTCCAGATGAACATCCAGTCACCGTATTGCTTGTCAATACGTTGACCACCGATCTCTAACTCAACCGATTTAACCAGGGCTAGACCGGCGTAGGTGTTAGCAGCAATGGTAGCACCAGTGATGGCAACTTGTAGGTACATACGGTGGATTAGATCACCGTTACGACTGATTTGGCAGGTCACACGGCGGCTGAANTCAGCAGTTCCATTGAAGGTTTGTTCAATGGACTCCATGGAGAAGTTNGTGTGNCGGCGGTAAGCCACCTTGAAGAAGGTAATTTGAGGGTTACCNGTTAGGTAAACGTCTTGAGCACCGTAAGCAACGAGTTGTAGAAGTCCACCACCCATATTTATATGTTTGATATCTTATACGGAGAAAATATTTTGTGAAAAATCTTTCTACTTAAACATTGACTTTCAAAAAAATATAATGTTTAAAGAAAAATCTTCCAAAAAGCGATTAACGGTTATTGAGGGATCCAAGGAAACTTCCACCTTAGATGCACGTCATCAAAACATGGTTCAGCAATTACAACGGGGTCTTTCAGAAAAAGATATTATGCAACAACAAAAAAAGATTTTTGAAAATGAAATCTTTTTATGGAAAAGTAAAATTCGTTCATTGCATGGACAAGAAAATACACATATACCAGAATATGAAGTTGCATGGACAAGTAATCTATATTTCTCAAATTGTTTACGAGAATTACAAGTAAAAATGAAAGATACATTAGATGAAAAGAAGGAAATAGAATATTATGAAAATACAGCAAATATATTATTTGAATATTATAATTTAATTGAAAATCAAGAATCTATTGTGATTGGAAATGGTGTAGCAAATATGGATAATACTCCGTATATTCCTTCAGTAAAACATAGTAAAGGCAGAAAGAAGTTTGTTCCACCAAATCAAAAAAGCATTTTAGAAGCATTTCAAATGATTCAAAAAGAAAAGGAAATAGAAGAAACATCAGAGGAAGATCTTGAAAATACAGAAGATAATTTAGACTATTCCTTAACTGTTTCTAAAAAATATAAAGATAAAGCCAGCTTGGTAGATGAATATATGCTTTTAGTAGATTCAAATTATATGAAGAATGTAAATAATACTGCTATTGGAAATTGTCAAAAATGTGACATTTCTCTTACATGTCTTTTACAGGAAGGAATTATGATTTGTGCCAGTTGTGGTTATCAAGAATTATTATTGGTAGAACAAAATCGTCCAATTTATCGTCAATCAAATAAAGAAGCTTCTCATCAAAGCTACAAACGTATCAATCATTTTAATGAATGGATAAGTCAAATTCAAGGGAAAGAAAGTACAGATATTCCTGAAGAAATCTTTGAAAAGATTGTTCAGGAAATAAAAAAAGAAAAAATCAAAGATACTGCAAAGTTGTCTTATCATAAAATGCGTGAAATTCTGAAAAAATTAAAGTTTAATAAATATTACGAACATATATATTATATTATCTACCGCCTGAATGGTATTGCACCTCCTAACTTTTCTCCAGACTTAGAAGAAAAGTTACGTAATATGTTTAAAGAAATTCAGGGACCTTTCTTAAAGCATTGCCCTGATAAGAGAAAGAACTTTTTATCTTATTCATATGTATTATTTAAGTTTTGTCAATTATTGGAAAAAGATGAATATCTAAAGCATTTTAGTCTTTTAAAAAGTAGGGAAAAATTACATGTTCAAGATCAAATTTGGAAAAAAATATGTGAAGAGGTGCATTGGGAATTTATCCAATCTATTTAGTAAGGACATTTCATGCTACATATATGTATAATCACTACAGGAACATCTTATAATGCGAACTTTTCAGAATTATTTTCCTCCATAGATGCTTCTATTTCTGTTACAGTATTTAGTCACAATGAAAAGGATTTATTAGAGAAATTGATACATTTACATCCACCAGTAAATGGAATTATCTTAACAGGTTCAGAATATCGTATTAAGAAGGTAAAGAAAACGTTCTTACCTTCTCGTATTATGGAATTAGGAATTCCTGTGCTTGGAATATGTTTTGGATTTCAATGGATGGTTTGGAATAAGCATGGGCAAATTGGTAGCTTTTCAGATACAGAACTACATGTATATCATAAGATACTTGAAATAAAGGATCCTTTTCAAATTTCTAAAAAAAAATACAAGTTTTCTCATCATGACTTTATTACACAGGTCCCTCCTTCTTGGAAGATAACGCTACATCAAGAGGAACAAATATGGATGGCATATGATCCAATAGACGGTCATATTGGTATTCAATTTCATCCAGAAAAACATGTATCTTCTGGAAGGGTATTTTTTCAAGCTTGGTTAATATGGATCAAGAAACAAAAACGAAAGTAACTATCTTTATGCAGGGAAACCAACTAGGTTTAGACCGAGACCTAGACCAGCACCTTGACGGGCAGAGGTACTGATGGAGGGGGCGACCAGGTCCAGGATAGAGAACATAGCGGCGGCGGTAAGACCAAGGAGGACGATCTTATCCAGAGATAGGGGTTTCTCCGGGAGAATGGAGGCAACTATACCAACCACTAGACCTTCAATTAGGTATTTAACAACGCGGGTGAACATTTCTTGGGTATCAAAAGTGTAATCCATCTTTATACTTTTATACTAAGAAAAAATTTACTTAAGAATAAAAGTTTTTGAAGATATATTCAGAATGACTACTATGAAAGACAATCTTGTAAGTACTAAGGAAATTGATTACCTTGATGAGGATAAACCGATTCGTGGACAAAACTATGTGTGTTTATCGTTCATTTCTCCTGAGGATGTAATTCGCAATAAGGAAGTTTACTACCTTGAGAAGTACCTATCCAAGTTTTCTATGGATGTTACCAATCTCTTTGACAATCTCTGTCTAAAATACCCTGAACAAGAAGATATGCTAAAACAAATTCGCGAAAACCATCTGCATCTACTAAACGGGGAAGAACTAGAGCGTGACTTTAAGTTCTTTAAACAACAATCTTCGGAACAAGTTGAGAAGGACTACCTTGAAAACAACAATTTCCAAACTTCTATTCGTGGTATTAAGGTACGTGGTGTTTTTGAGACTCTAAAGGAGGCACAAGTTCGTGCTGAACTCCTTCGTCGTACTGGAGATAAGTTTGATATCTTTGTTGGACAGGTTGGTGTGTGGTGTCCATGGTCACCAAACCCTGATGATGTTCAGGAACAAGAATATGCGGAGACTCAACTAAATACTCTTGTGAAGAACTACCGTGAAAACATGAATCTTCGTGACGAGTTCTATGCCAAGCGTAAGGAAGAAAAGATTGCTGATGCTCAGGTTAAACTACAAAAAGCATTGGAAAAGAAAGATCCTTGGGTAGAACGTAAGGAAATGGAGAAAACAGAGGTTCAAGTAGAGGAGGAGCTAACAAATGAAATTATTCCAACTCAACCTCCTACTGAAGATAATATGGATACCGATAAAGCTTAATTTACAAAAAAATAAAACAAGGTAAAAGATAGAGAGATGAAAGCCATTGCGGTATTTTTATTATTCGTTGGAATGTTTCTTATTGTACAAGGTTACTATAAACAAGCAACTGCTTGCCCGTCCCCAAAGGTAGAGGTGAAGTACATTCCTTATAGTATGTATGAGGAACAGCTAAGTGCAAAAGAAAGTTTACAAAAACAATTTAAGAGTCTCTTTGAAGATACATCTGATCCGTGGAGAATCCAGCGAAATGTTGAATAATTATTCTTTTTGTTTTTTATTATTTATAATGATATATCGCCTTCGTCTACTATTTTTAACCTTTGTCCGTCCATAATATTCTTCTTCAGTTTGTTGTTGTTCTACTGCAACAAGCCATTCTTGGAAAGCTTTTTCACTTTCTACGAATTCCTCATGTGCCTGTTGTATTAACCACCATGGTAATGTCATTTTTATATACCTTTTCTATAAACGTGTTTCAATTTTTTATAACGAAAATGATAAAACCTTTCGGTTTGTTTGTTTTTGTTTTGTATATTTTTTAGATATTCTTTAGAACTTTAAGCATTGTGAGTAGCCTTCTCTTTCTCGTAACGAACCTTATCCTTTGCTGCCATGTCAATATAAGGCTTCTTTCCCTCCTCTGTCAGTCCCTTCCACATCTCACCAATCTTCTTAGAAACCTCTGTAAGCTTTAGCTCAGGGTCCTCCTGCTTTACCTTGCTTCGCATAGCATTGCTGAAGTAGATATACGACGTCATTGCGCCCTTAGGAGCATCAGGATTCTTCTCCTTCTTACCATTTTTTTGCGGCTTATCCGCCTCCACCTGTGTGGCTTTGAGTTCCTCCTTCATCCTTTGGACATGCTCCTCCAGAGACATGTCTGTGTTTTTGGCTGCTGCCAAGACACGATCCAGAACATCATAAGATACCTCCTGTACCATAGTGTGCAGGCTCTTGTTGAACTTCTTCATGTAATCGGCAACCATTTTTACAAAAGGTAGTTTTTGATAGCTTGTTTGGAATAGATATAAAGTATTAGTAGCTTTGAAAGAGCGTAATAGAGTATTAGATGATGGTATTATTTATATACAATTTCAATTTTTTTAGATAGGGGTAAAAAAGAGTGAACATTTTGTAAAGGATAAAAATTCTCTTGTTAAGACAGAAAACAATAGCCCATGAAAAATCTATTGAATGATTTTGTAATGGAGTTAATGCAAACTGCTTCTAAAGAAAGCTTTGATACTGCTGTATTACAAAAGAAGTTTGATGCTTGGGCAGATGATCTTCTGATAAAACAACAAAAACATCTACAGGAAAAAGATATGTTTCTACAAAAACATCATCTTCCTCGTGTAGAAAAAGATACTGCAGTTCAAGAATACCTTGAAGAATATGCACGTTTACGAGAGCTGTTTGTTAAATCTACTACAAATACACAGAGTGCTTCTATTCGTAAATGGTTACATCATGCCGCAGAAATACCTGAACAAATATTACAGCCAACAAGTTCTTTATATACAATGTATCCTTACGAAGAAAAATCTTTTTATTCTCTTCCTAATGTAGAGAAAGCACCCCTTTAATGGAATCATTTAAACTTAACTGGTATGCATTTTTGATTGCATTTGCTTTAGGAATGGCGTATGTCTATTTTAGTGTTCCAACTCCAAAGATTATTATAAAATACCCGAATCCATATAATGCTGGAAAAGTATTTTATCAAGATGAAAGTAAAGCATGTTATAAATACAGTTCTACCAAGGTGGAATGCCCTAAGTCTTCAAATGATATTACACCACAACCAATAACCATTAACTAATGAAAATAGGTGATTTATTTTTATACCCAATGTATAGAGTTTCTATATTATGGGTTTATTTGGAAATACACAAAATTTAACCGATCGTTTATTCTACAAACCAAATGGTCAGATGGTAATTTCTGCACTATTTGGAGCTGCATTAGCACTTGCCTTTCAACGAATATGTAAAGATCGTAAATGTATTGTTATTACGTCTCCTCCTATCTCAGATATTTCTACAAAGATATACCAATTTGAAGGAGAATGTTTTAAATACAAACCTTATGGAGCAAAATGTCCAGAGAATGAGTCACAAATTGTAAAGAGCGTTTAATTCACGAGTACAAAAATATTCCAAAGTGATATATAAGTATGTCTTCTCCTCCAGTAATGAGTACACCCATTTCTAACATTCCCATACAACTTTCTCAAAATATACCTATTGATGAAGATCCTGAAGTGACCGCTATCCTTCAGGAAATGCAACAAAGTATCCCACAACAAGCAGTTATTCAACAACATGCTATTCCTCAAGCAAGATATGCTGCGCCACCAACATATGTGCAACAACAAAATGTTCCAATGGGCATAGTTACATTTTCAAAACCATTATTCCATACAGAAACTGCACAAAGAGCTCTATATGCTGCACTAATTGCATACCTTTTATTCTACCCAAAAACTCTAGAAATAGTTTATTCTAAATTCCCTATGATGGAAAAGTTTCAATCCTATGATATGATAATTCGCTTCTTCTTACTTGCAGTTGTCCTCTATGGACTTATGTGGAAGTTCAACCTATAATAAAAATCTTCTTAGGAAGTAGAATAATCATGCAATTTCTACAAGCTGAACATTTTGTAGATGAATCACAATCAAAACAAGCGATCGGTAACACCTTCATTACTCTATCCTTTGTATTCCTCGGAATGATATTAGCCACACTATTACTATGGTCATATCAAAAAACAGATACTCTATTTATCTCTATATTCTCATTGATGGTACTTGCCTATGCAGTTATGATGGTAATCTTTATCAGTGTTATTCGTGATAAACTATCTATAAATCAGTTTAAAATATTCATGACTACAAGCATCTTCATGTCTATCTGTTCCCTCTTCCTCTTTGTCTACTTTGTAATTAAAGCGGTACAATTCTTTAAACGTTCTAATATTGTAACTACATCTTATCAACAACGAACTCCTCCATATGTTCCTACTAATCTGGTAAGATATGCAGAGGAACCTCGCCCAAATTCATTTATGCCTCCTCAGTATAATCCTCAACGGATGAGTACCCAGCTATAAGTCCTGAATCAATTCCTTGAGCGCCATATACCTCTTCTCCATAAACTCCCTTGATTCCTTTGTATTCTGTTTTATAAGAAGTACTGTCAACTACATTACTTTGAGCTTCCCGTAAATGAGTGGGTGTAATGAATTCCAATGCATTATCATCATACATTTCCTTTTTTATAAGATTTGGCATTTTAACATCGTATATTTTGATATAGATAGTTACCAGTATGAGAGCAAAGATAAATCCTGTCACACTGTCTACAAACAATAGAGTTAGTAAAATACCTACAGAAATTATATATTGCCATTCTTTTTGTAGTGAAAATTGTAATACACGGGGGGAAACAACTCCAACGATAATTAGTAAAACAAGTGCGATTGTTCTTAAAAATTGAAGCATCTTCTTATTCTATTTTAAAAGAGTATAAAAATTATGAAAGTTGTTGGCTCTACGTATCTAAGCAATCGGGGATTTGCTATTGAACAAAAAGGCAATGAAAAAATTATAGAAAAATTAAAAGAGGAGCTTACTGTTTGTCCTAAGGTAAATCCATCTGCAATTGGTGCAGGAGAAGTAGTTCATTTTCCAGTATACCGTGAAAATGAAGAAAAGTTCTATCTTCCAAAATTCTTTGGACTCCAACGCTTTGGAGCACCTACGAAAAATACTATCAAAGATGGTATAGATGCTCCTCGTTTAATTTTTAAAGGAGAGATTCGTCCCGAACAAGAAGCACCCGTAAATGCATTTGTTGAAGCTGCAAAAGATCCAAAAAAAATGGGTGGTATTATTTCTCTTCCATGTGGGGCAGGAAAATGTCTTGCAAAAAATACACCTATTTTAATGTATGATGGTACTATCAAAATGGTACAGAATGTAAAGGTGGGGGAGTTTTTAATGGGGGATGATTCAACACCTCGTACTGTTCTTTCTACATGCACAGGAAAAGAAGAAATGTTTGATATTATTCCTACAAAAGGTGATACATATACTGTAAATCGTTCACATATTCTATCTCTGAAATGTAGTACTAATCATAGTAAGACATTGCAGAAAGGAACAATTGTTGATATATCTGTAGATGATTATCTAAATCTCCCGACATCTTATCATGGTGATGAGGGTGTCCTTTATGGTTATCGTACAGGAGTAGATTTTTTAACTACAGAAGTATCAATAGATCCTTATTTGGTGGGATATTATTTAGGTGGTGGTATATCAAGTAATCCTGTGATTAAATCTATGACAACTAAAGAGATACCTCATATTTATAAATGTAATTCTCAGCAAATTCGGTTACAGGTACTTGCGGGCTTTATAGATGCGAATGGATCTTATAACAACTATGGATTTGATATTGTATTGAAGACTGAAAAACTTACGGATGATATTATTTATATCGCCCGGAGTTTAGGATTTGCAGCCTATAAAGAAGAATATCATAAATCTTCTACAGACAACTATTATTATACAACTATTTTTGGAAAAGATATAGATAAAATTCCAACAAAAGTAATGAGAAAACCAGACGCGCGTTTTTTACAAATGGACGACGTCTTAATGACACATATCAAAGCAAAAACTATCGGGATGGGTACTTATTATGGATTTGAGATTGATGGGAATCATAGATTCTTACTTGGTGATTTCACAGTTACACACAACACAGTATGTGGTCTATATATTGCTTCTCAATTTAAAAAGAAGACACTCATTGTGTGTCATAAAGACTTCTTGGGAAATCAATGGAAAGAACGGATTGTACAATTCCTTCCAGATGCTCGTATTGGAATTATTAAACAGAAGAAGATAGATATTGCTGACAAAGATATTGTTATTGCTAGTTTACAAAGCATTGCTATGCGCACCTATGAGGAATCTATTTTTAAAGAGTTTGGATTTGTAATATTTGACGAAGCACATCATTTATCTGCAGAAGTCTTTAGTCAATGTTTACCAAAGACAACGTGTCGTATAATGTTAGGATTGTCTGCTACGCTAAAGAGAAAAGATGGTCTTTCTAAAGTATTTGAATGGTATCTTGGTAAGCCAGTATATCAAATTAAACGTGAAGACAATGATCTTAAAGTATTAGTAAAGAGGTATTATGATCCAACCCCTGAATATAGTAAAGAGGTAAAAATGTATTGGAATGGAAAGCTAAATGTCGCGAAAATGATTAACAACGTCTGTGAATTTCCTCCTCGGAACTATATGATTATAGAAACTCTTGTAGAAGTTCTTTTACGTGAACCAGAACGTCAGGTACTTATTCTAAGTGAACGAAGAAATCATCTTCTAGAATTAGAAATACTTCTGAAACTAAAGGATATTACTTCCATTGGGTACTATATTGGAGGGATGCGTCAAGTAGATCTTGATAAAAGTTCTCAAAAACAAATTCTATTGGGTACCTTTCAACTTGCACAGGAGGGAATGGATGTTCCTACACTAAATACATTGATATTGGCTTCTCCAGTATCTTCTATTGAACAAGCAATTGGAAGAATTCAACGACAAAAGAAAGAAGTACGAAAATATCAACCTCTTGTAATTGATATTCTTGATGAATTCTCTATGTTTGAGGGACAGGGAAGAAAACGTCTTGCATTCTATACAAAAAATAATTATGAGATTATGGATGCTGTAAAAGAAAAATTAGAAAAAGATAAAGATACAAAATATTGCTTTATTGAAGACCCTGATGATAGTTAATACTGTTTCTTCACAGTTAATTTTGGTTGATTTCTTTTCACTCGCATGGCTGTTGGATTATAAGGTTCTTCGTCATCGTCATCTTGACGTCCATAACCCATACTCTTTCTTTCTTGTTCTAAAGCTTGAATATCCCATAACTCAGAAGAACATAACTGAAATGACGAATGATCGGAAGCCTTGTACCAATAGACTTGATCTTCTAGTTTATTACTTTGTACTTTATTATCAATTACAAGACATTCGTAGTTTTCAGTACAAGCATTCATAACGGCAGAGAAAGCTTCAAAACTATGAAACATACCAGCATACTGTTCATAGATTCTTTGTTGTTGTTTAATTTGGTTTTCACGTAGAATAAATACATAATCTACATTTGCACGAAGCTGTGGAGGAACACCTAAGGGATACTGCATGGTAATCATCAAAAACACTTTGACGTGTCGTCCATTCATAAACAGATATCTAATATTTTTATCATTTGGCCACGTTTTATCATAAAGACAATCATCTAATATTAAGAAGGCTCTTGGATCTAAATCACTCCGACTATATTGTTTCTTTTCCATGGTGTATTGTTCCGTAATCTTCTTTTGACGACCAACAAATCGTTCTACAGTTTGTGGTGAATATTCTTCGTGAATAAGGATATTTGGGATAAAGTTTTCAAAGAAATGATTTGCACTTTCGGTAGGAGAGATAACCATTCCAATAGGAACTGAACGATGGTGATATAATACATCTCTTAACAAGAAACTTTTTCCAGTATTGCGCTTTCCAATAAATAAAATTACACTATCATCTTTAATGTTACGAACATCAAACTTTTTTAGTTCAAGTTTCATTATAATCTGTCAATTGTACATATAAAAATTAAATGAAATTAGACTAATCCTGTAACGCATATAATATACATTTCTTAAAAATCTGGTAACCCTACCTCTACTTCTTGTTGAATGTATTTTAGATGACTATTCTCAGGAGCACTATAACCTCCATTTACTTCTGTATCTTCTAAATTCCAGAAGAAATGAAACATTACGGTTGTGATAATAAACGAAAAGAATAGCATTGCTAATTTTAGACTTGTTGAACTTGGAGGTTTATGTAACTGAAGATTTCTTTGATCATCAAAGTATTGTAACGCCAAATAGATGACAATAGTTACAATTCCTATATATAGATACATCTCTGTTTGCAACCATGAAATTAATTGAATCTAAAAGAACGC